ACTGATTAAATGACTCAAATTATCCCCGCCTCACAACTATTTGCGCCACAAGACGAAAAAGAAATTGCGCCTAGTGATACTCAGACAACAGACGTAACAATTATTCCACGATCCGCTCTTTCAGATGCTATCCCAACAGAAGAGGCTCCTCAGACTGATAAAGAAAAATCTAAATCGTGGTATCAGGATCTTTATGGCAGTTTTGAAAAGTCCTATTTGGCTGGATTCAACGAGCAAGTAGCGGATATGTTGCAGACCCCAATCTCAGCGGGGTTAGAGCTTTACCAAATGGGATTTGGTGGCAATGTAAATCCTAATTTGCCGAATTACGACCCAGACGATCATGTAATGGGTACAAGGGCGGTTAAAGACCTTTTTGAAGGAATCGGAATAAATGTTACCCCCAAAGAGGATTCTTTAGGAGCCAGAATCGGACAAGAAACCGCCTATGGTCTAGCTGGATACGGTGTGGTGGGAGCGGCTGCAAAAGGAAGTAAATACACCTACGGAGTGTTTGAGCCTGTCTTATCCTTTGTTCGCTCAAAACCGCTGACGGCTTTGCTGACTGATGTGGGCATATCCGTCCCTGCTGGAAGTGGTGGATATGTGGGAGAAAAAATCGGTGGGGAAACAGGCGAGGCATTAGGTGTTATCGGCGGCGCTACCCTTGGTGCTATGTCACCATATTTTATAAGCCCAACATATACCGCAGCGAAAGGTTTATTTCATGGAGCCAAACGCGCTAAAACAGCTTTAGGTTTAGGTCAGGAAGGTAAGACTAGGCAAGCCAAAGATACACTTTTGGCAAATATGTCGGATCAGTCTGTGGAAAAATTGCGGTCAGGCGAGCTAGATGCTCCCTCTGTTGGAAAGTACACAACCGCAGAACTTCTGGATGATCCAAGTTTGCTGGAAGCGCAAGCGGCTGTTAGTGCGCGATCTCCGGATTCCAGAATTACTGCTAATACCTCTAGGCTTGAAACCTCTCAGGTTTTAAGAAGTGAGCTTGATCAACTAGATCCTGGTGTAGTCGGCCCGACGAACTATGTCAAGACGAGAATCGCAAGTGCAGCTAACGCCGTTCAAAAACGAATGGAATTAGCCGTTGCAAGAGCGCAGTCAAGAATTGATCAGCTTACCCCTAATAGTTCTATAGACGTTGTTGGAAAGATTGCGCGGGAGGAATTCGACAAGGTTTATGGTACTGCCAGAGAAGGTGAAAAATCTATTTGGGACAAGGTTGGGAATGGGCAATTTGAGACTGACACGATAACTCGCGCAGCTAGAGAGATTGTAGAAACGACTCCTAGACTTTCAGGTGAAGGAGGTAAAGCAGACATCCCACTTGCGATACGAGAGATTGCTGGGAAAGATGCTGTTATTGACTCCAGCACTGGTAAAGAGGTGGAGAAGGCTGTTCCAAGCATTTTAAACAGTAGAGAAAGTGCGGGCGAAATTCAGGCGTTGATGTCTCGTTTAAGTAATGATCAACGGATCGCTCGGGCTGAAGGAAATTTGAACCGGGCAAGGTTGCTAGGTGAGCTAAGAGATTCAATCTTTGAGAAGATTATGCCTACCTCTGGAGCTTCACCTGAGTTGTCTGCTGCACGGGCGTATTCCAGACGGTTGAACGAGGTTTTTTATCACGGGCCTGTAGGTCAGTTGTTGGATAAAACCACGAAAGGGGGATACACAGTATCTCCGGAACTCACGCTGGAACGTCTTATTGGTTCTGGCACTAGCGGAAAAGTTGGCGCACAAAGCCTAAGAGATGCTGCCGCGCAATACGGCGGGACTGAAAAAGTCGATTCTCTCATTTCAGAGTTTTTAATCGCTAAGTTCTCGGCGAACGTGATGGCAGGGGGTCAGTTTAATCCTTCTTCAGCGAACCGCTTTGTGTCAAGCAACACTGCTTTAGAATTCTTCCCACAGTTAAGAGCACAGATGTTGGATGCGGCTCAAGCACAAAAGCTGGCGAATTCAGTAAGTAAATCAAAGTCTGCCTTAATTAAACGAGTTGAAAATCAGTCTCTCGCGTATAAATTCTTAGAAGGTGTAGAACCATCAGCAGCAATAAGCGCAGCATTAAAGTCTAAAAATCCTACAAAGGACATTAACAGCCTTGTTACTTTGGCAAAGAAAGATCCTAGCGGGAATACTCTAAAAGGAATTCAAAGCGCATTGTTTGAAGTTCTTACTGATAGATTTGGTAGACAAGAAGTTGGCGAGTTTGTGCTTACCCCTAACCGAATGAAAACCTTTTTGGACAACAAAACAAATCAGCACATGATTAGATCTGTATATGGTAATGACGCTATCAAGATGCTGAATCAAGTTGTTAGGGGAGCATCCTTTAAAGACAGGTCACGCTCTGTTGCTCAGAGTCTCCGTGGCACTGAAGATCAAACCTTGCAGAAACTAAGAAGTAGTGCTGGGACGTTAGGGGTTATTTTAGGCGTGAAAGCGTCTACGCTTGCTGGCCCTTCTGTTCAAGGCAGGGGATTGTTGGCGGCGGGTATCGGGCGAAGGTGGCTTCAGAAGTTAGTTGACCGCATTTCAGACGGAAGCAAGGAAGATGTTATGGTTATCGTTGAACGTGCTTTGTCCGATCCTGAGTTTGCTAGAGAACTTATTAAGCCTATTTCCCAGATAGACACTGCCAGAGGCGAAATGTCGCTGAAACGGTTTGGAATACTAAACGAACTACTTGGCGAAACCCCAGATGCAATCTTCGCCACTTCAGAGGAGCTAATGCCCTGACCATGAAGAAACTCCTACTGACCGGCCTGTTGGCCGGTTTTTTTATGCCCGTTCACGCTCAACAGGCTCCAATTGGAATCAAACCTATGACGGTGCCATTCCAAATCTTTTGCGCGGATAGTTTTGAATTTTTAATGAATGTGCTGGGAGCGGATTTCGGCGAAGCGCCTGTCGCAATGGGTTACCTGAAAGAAGGTGACGAACCTACGACGATGGTGATCTTTACAAATGAGAAGAACACTCGGTCCACGATTGTTATAACCAAAAAAACAAAGTACGAGGAATCAGCGTGTATTGTCTGGAGCGGTGGTTCTCCTAGCGGAATGGCACTAAGCCTATCACCAGACCCCCAATTTCCTCCAGAACCTGTTAAGAAAGATGGGGAAGAGATGTAATGGAGCCATCCATGATGGTCGATGTTTTGATGGCCCTAGTTTTGTTTACAGGCGGGTGGGTTGTGAGAAGGATTTTCTCGCAGATTGATCGACTTCATGCGCGAGTTACTGATCTAGCGACGGTCACAGTTAGCCGACAGGAGCTAGACACTCATATAGACCGAATCATAAGCCGCATTGACACGCTTGAGCAACGCTTGCTGAGTAAATGAACGACGAGGACTCACTCAATTTATCGTCGAATACGCGAGTGGGAATGCCGATTAGAAACTTGGCATTCATCGTGTCTGTCGCGGCGGGGGCCGTGGTCGGATACACGCAACTGGAAGGCCGTATCGGCGATTTAGAGACTGCCTATAAGCTAAGTTCAAGCGATCTCGTGGCCGTGACGAAATGGTCGGACGAGCTTCAACGAGGGGAGTTATCAACGGCGGCCACACAGGAGTTGTTCTTGCTCTTGGAGATGACCAGTAAGCAAGTCCAAACGCTTGAAGCAGACCTCGCCACTTTTGGGAAAGCAGTGTCCGTGAATGAACAACAAGATTTGAAAATTCAGTTCTTGCTTGACCGGGTTCGGGCAAGTGAGGCAAGGCTTGAGGCGTTGAGAGATTCGTTCTCGGACCTCAAGGCCAACGGAAATGGTGGGAGCCACTAATGCAGACAGTATCAATGATTGTGCTGGTTCTTTATCTCAATGGGAGTCCTATTGAATTTCTCGGACACACCGAGAGGGCAGACGGCACTTGGGCGCGTATTACCGTAAGTGAATGTTTGTCCTACAAGAGAACTCTGAAACGTAACGGTTGGAAGGACAACGCTTCCAAAACAACACGATATTCGTGTGAGGAACGAACGGTAAAAGTCGGGCCGAACTACGAAGGGAAAGAAATCGTAAAGGGATTGAAATGACAGTTTTCGACTCTACCCACGCCAAAGGAAATTTTTGGGGACACGCAAAACGGGCTGGATTTATTTCCGGCCTTTTTCTTGGGGCCGGGTTACTAGGACTCGTCCACATGATTTTCCCCTTTTTTCTGCCGGAGGTTATGACCTTGGCTAACAAGAGGATAAGCCAAGAGCTTGAAGTTGCGCTTTGTGCTTGCCCAGAGGAATGGAAATGAAGGAAAAATGGAAAACCCTAGATTACAAGACAAAGAACCTCATCATCGCTGGCATCGTGGTATTTGTGTTTGCCTCTATGCTCTGGGGCTGATCGGATGCGGGACGATAAAGAAGGCGGGGATAGTCGCAACAGCGGCAGGGACGGGTGCGGTTGCGGGGAGTGTTGTCAGTGGGGGTGTGATTGCACCTATAGCGGGAGCCATGACAAGTGCCTTTGTGGCCGATGTGGTGACGGAGGTGACGGATACGTCGCCTACTACTATGGGTAGTGGCTCATGCGCTCCTGATAACTTCTGGACCTTACTTGGGTCTATGACTGAGATGGGGGGATGGCTTCTTATTCTAATAATATTAATTCCCATGGTGCTAGGATGGTTTCTTCCTGGTCCGTTGGAACGTAAAAAGAAAGGGTGAGAAAAGCCCTACTTCTTCTTTTAAGTTGCTTCATTCCCCTCGCAGCAGCAGACATATTCGGTTCAAAAGCGAGCTTCCTTCTACACAACGATTTACGAAACTGGATGTCCTTGTCCTACCTGTCTACTAACGTAGACGATGTGTGGAGACAGCGCGTTGAAACTGCACTGATCGCGCAAGGCGACACCCATATTTATGTTTATTCCCAGAACGGAGATGACGGCATCGGGAATGTTTCTCCGCAACCAGACTGGGAAGTTCGTTTAGACCATCTAAATAACAGGGGTCTGCGTCCTGTCATGTGGCTGATGGCAGATGACTCTCCAAACCTAGCTTCCAAGCCTCTCTCAGCCCACAAAGCGCACAACGCGGAGATGGTTCGTAGGTTTGACAACAAGGTGGATGGCTACGTTATCGGTTTAGAGGTAGACGAGTATTGGTCTGCTGCACAAGTCAGAGAGATGGTCGCAGATCTCAAAGCCAAAACGAACAAGCCTGTAGGTGTCCATCTTAGTCCCGGTGTTAAGCCAGGATATTTCGACAACGCCGACATCATCTACCTACAAACAGGTTTCGGCCTGAACGAAGCCCAGTTCCGGGCAAGGGTCAACGAGGCTCTAACTCTCGGTAAGCCAGTAGTGGTAGCCGAATATCACATGGACTCTTCTTCAACTGTTGCAAAACGATACGGAGACATAGCTTGCGAAATGGGAGCAGTGGGAACTGGCAACGGCAGAAACGTAGAGTTTTGTGGGCAACGCCAAGCCAAGAAACAGAAGTGGTATCAGAAATACGAAACAGAGATGGTAGTCGGTGGAGTGGCTATGGCTTCCCTTTTTCTTGTATCACGGTACGACTTACCTCTAACTCTCCGGGCTACAGAAGACTCCTACGAGATCGGGACGAAGAGGCGGTTTGGGAATCATTCAGTTGGCGTGACCTATAGCGAAAACCGGACTATGGCAACTTACTCATTTCAGTTTTAAATGGAACTTGTAATCGTAGAGTGGCGAGACATTATTGCCTGTTCCGGATGGGAGAAGGCAGACGAGATCAAATGCCCCACGTTGCAAAGCGTTGGCTGGCTTGTCAAACGTGACCAAGAAACGGTAATGATCGCCAACACACTCGATCCGGATGATTTCACGGGTGAGGCAAAAGACCAAGAAAAACCCGTGCCGTATGGGATTACTGCATTTCCTACCGGCTGCGTGGTAAATGTCCAATGTGTATCAGATTCCCTCAACAAGCCTTAAAATTGCCCTATGCGTATCCTTGTGATACCGGACACTCAGGTAAAGCCTGATGTCCCTATACACCACCATACCTGGATTGGAAGGTTAGCCGCCGATAAACGGCCTGATGTAATTGTCCATCTAGGTGATGCTTACGACTTTTACTCTCTCAACTCATATATCTCTAAAAAGGAGATAGAAGGGCAGAGGATCATTGAGGACATAGAAGCCGGAAACAAGGCTTTTGAAACCCTCATGGCCCCGCTGAAGAAAAAGCGGAGCTACAAACCGAAATTACACTACCTGTTAGGCAATCACGAAAACCGCCTAGTAAGGTATGTAAATGACCATCCAGCCGTTGAATCACTCATAGGCTTACACTTGTTAAACCCGTCCGTTCTGGGCTGGGAAACACACCCCTTTCTTAGACCTTTAAGAATTCAGCAAATTTACTTTGCTCATTATTTTTCAAACCCCAATTCCGGCAGACCGTGGGCCGGAACGTGTCATACCAAACTCAAGAATATCGGCCTATCTTTTGTGATGGGTCATCAGCAAGGATTAGACCTTGCCGTGCGCTGTCTGCCTAACGGACAACAGCAGCGTGGTTTGGTAGCTGGATCTTGCTACCTTCATCACGAGGAGTACAGAGGATTCCAAGGTAAAGAAAGTTTCCAAGGCGTAATTATGCTGAACGATGTACGGGGAACTTCCTATGACCTTATGGAACTGTCTCTTCGGTATCTAGAAAAAAGGTATGGATGAATACCAACACTATGAGACATTACAAACCCGACAGGTACGAAAAAGATCCCGAGAAACGGGTCACTCATTGCCCTGTCTCACTTGCCCAGGAGAAGAATGTGCAAATAAATATCCCCGAAGCCCAGCAGATGATATTGGCGGCTAAGACCCAACGCGAAGAAGCAGCGGTTCTTGCCCATATTGCGAAGAGCATGGGGATATGCTCAAACTCTCCGGAAACGTACTTTAAACTGCAAGAAATAGAGGAAAGAGCGGAAACGAAACGCACGGGGACATAATGCGGGGACAAAGCCGTAACTATATGATTTATAAAGCCGTTCGAATCCCTCCCTCTCCGCCATTTACGTTAGTATTTACAGAGTAAGTCTCTAAGTACCTGAAAATAAAGGATACGATAGAGTAGGAAAGAGTATGTTGTTCCCTTATTTTGTTATTGCTTGGGGACAAAAACGGGGACATAATAAAGCCTAACCGGAGGCTTACTATGACTCGACCTACTATGTTCACTGCGAAAGCGATTAACGCAGTTATACGGAAAAACAAACCTAGACCGAAGCCGTATGGTGTTGGGGCAAAGGGCAGGTTAATAAGGATCAATTCTGACAGTGTTAAGCTTTTGTACCGTGATAGAAAACACGGGGATGGCTTAACGACGCTAGGCACTTGGGGCGGTGTCTACGGGATTACCTGTAAACAGGCAGAGGAAAAAATAGAGGAGTTGCAGGGCGAGTTAAAAGAGAAAAAGGCCCAAGAGGTTCTTCAGCACAATACGTTCAAAGCTGTAGCAGAGCGCTGGCTTAAACATAGAAAAAAAGAGTGGTCTGTTGGTTACTACGAAGATAAGGACCAGCAGCTGACGAACCATGTCTATCCCGTGATCGGAGATTTAGATTTAAGGGAGTTGACTAAGTACCACGTCTTAGAAGTTGCTGAGAGTTTGAACGAAGCTGAAAAACTTGAAACTCGGAACAGAGTCCACGGGTTGATTAGGAGAGTTCTGGAGGAGGCAGTCTTTGATGACTGTCATCCTAAACACCCCACTGGTCTGCAACACAACGTAGCAGCTTTTAACCTAAGTTCTGCTCCACGCATGACCAAGCGGGAAGGGGAGTTTGCCCCGAAACATTATAAAGCTATGCGGCTTGATCGGATTCCGGAATTCCTCTCAGACTTACGGTTAAGCCGGTCAGACCCTATTGTTAAGATACTGGTAGTCTTCCAGCTTTTAACGATGACCAGACCCTCTGAGGCCAGAGAAGCCCTCTGGGAGCAGATTAACTGGAAAGAGAGGTTGTGGAAGATACCTGGCGGTACAAGAAAGGAGCTAGGCGTAGGAAATCACATGAAGAAGAACCGGGAGCATTGGATACCGCTATCGGACCAAGCTGTCAGGGTACTTAAAGAACTGTGGGAGATTACTGGGGAATACGGAATGTTGTTCCCGAAAGTGAAGTCGTCTTCCTACTACGGGGGTAATGCCAAGATAAAAGGCCAGAAGTTAGACCCTGACCGTTTTGACTCCACCGACCACCTTTCCTATAACGCTGCCGGATTTGCCATTCACGATCTGGGAGGGACACCGGGAAACTGGAAGTACGACGAACACCCTCACGGGTTTAGAAAGACTGCTTCTACCTACCTACACGGGCTGAAAGATAAAAGCGGGAAACAGGAATTCGCTTCCGAGTGGATCGAATATCAGTTAGCCCACACGGATGAAAACAAGGTAAGAGATACCTATATCGACAAGACTCCAGACCTTTATATGGAGTCACGCCGAGATATGATTCAAGTCTGGGGCGATGTCGTTATGCCTCGGAAACTTTCTGTTGTGAAAGTTGCCTGACCCATTTGTCTATATGGTCCGAATTCCAAACGTGAGTCCTTGTGCCTAATACTATAGGCTTCGGAAATCGGTTTGTCCTCGCCATCTCTCGTATAGTTTTAGGGGAGAGGGTGGTTAGTCCCTGTACTTCCTTTATGCGTAGCAGCCTAGTCGTCATTTAACAACTCGTCTTCCAGCTTATGCATTTCAAATATCGCGTCTTCCAAGTGCTTCATGGTTTCTTTTAGTTTCTGCTGATAGAGGAGAGCGCGGCACTCAACGCATTCCCCGTTAGACACATACCGCATCCCGTTGTGCCCCCTTCTACATGGATCTGTAAAATACACTTCCGCACCAGTGTCGGTGTGCGTTATATCTCCCATTCAGAAATCTCGTGACCACCGGGTATCGCAAAAACCAGATAACCGAAATCTCTTTTTGGGGACTGGACACTGTTCAGAACTTTTGCCCGTCCTCTTGTGTTATCCACATCAAGTTTCACGGGTAACATGACTCCGCGCCATTCTCGGTGGAGAATCCAGCCTTCTGTCGTAAGTGTTTTCATTTCTTCTGTTATTAAACTCATTTTGTAAATAGCTCCTCGATTAACTTTTCTGCTACAAGATCATGGACCATGTATTTATCTTCATGGCAAGTGACGGTTGCGGCTCTATCACCGTTTCGGGAGATGGAATAAATCGCAGAGGCATGAATCTGTACAGTCTCTCCCTCTATGGTTGCGAACATGACCATCTCTTCTTTCATAAAAAAAGGGCGGGGCGAACCCCGCCAAGTTCTGAAGTAGACGTAGTAAAAAGACTATCGGTTACACATTCTCCTTTTGGTTGTTGAACAAGAAGGTGGCCCATACCCCCCTCATAAAGCGGAGGAGGAGGACAGAGAGGGGCAGGGCCGTACTTAGTCATCCCAAGGGTCTTTTTCTTGGGGCTTTTCGTTCGCTGGCTTAAAACCGCCTTCTTGTGGCGGTTCATATTTCAAACTCAAATATTTTTTCCCAGCCTTACTGGTTGTTTTCCACGCCGCGACTTTCCACATTGTTCCTTCGACGTTTGAATCACCTTTAAAGTGAGGAGCCTTATCGCTGGTTCTGTTTTCGTTGGGGAATAGTGCGCCGGTCATGTTTTTTGTTTCGTATGCCATGTTCAATTCCTAGTTCAAAGTAAGCCATGCAGAGGTCTTTGACCTCTTTCCTAATACCCACGGTGTCACCCTTGCTCCATGTGGTTTGAAAACTGTTTGCACCACTGGCTGACATCGCAGTAATCCTCGCATCTCGTAAATCTTCCCTTTCGATGCTGTATAAAGTTGTCTGGTCCTCCGTACTGGTTGTAGGCATCTTGTATTTCCTTGTCTGATTTAAAAAGCTTGACCGCGCTCTTACGGCCTTTCTTCATCAACGCCCAGGTATCCTCTTTTTTCCACATTTCCTGATCTGTACAGGATGGGAAGTCTGAGAAATGCCTTTTTAAGCGGTTCCGGACGTACTGCTCAGTCGTGTCCATGTCCCACATTGGGATATCGACCGTGCAGATAGGAGCAACGGGGTAGTTATCTCCCGCTTTACTCTTCTGCCAATCGCGTAAAAAGGTGATGATCTGGAGGGAGTCAATCGGGCTACCGCCTTCTTTCTCCCATAACCATCTGTATACATTTAACTGCCTATCCCATTCGGGTTTCCCGTAAATGACACTCCATACGGAAGTGACCTTGTAATCCGCTAAAACCCGCTGGGTGACAACAGGAATTTTTTTGGTGTAGATAAGATCTATCGCCCCGGAAAGAACCTTGTCATCAATCTTGGTAGAGACTCGTTGCTCACGAAGCATCCCTTCAACCTCAGGTATGCGTTCCAGCATGGCGTGAACAGACTGCCCGAAGAACGCCCACACCATGTCGCTAACGTCTGCCTCCCGGTCTGGGTGCTTCTGTCTCAGGAAACGGACCTGTGGCGAGTCAATAAGCTGTGTAACGGATATATCTGCATCCCCTTTCGTGTAGGGGTCGTTCTCTATTGCAGAAACCAGAACTTCCGGTAAATTGTGTTTATTAGTCAGTTTCATTAAAAAACCCCCCGCCCGTAGGCGGGGTAATAGTTGGAGGAGGAGATGTCGGCGTATTAGCCCCCGCCGACAGGGTAGTTTCATAAATCTTTAGTAAGTCTTTGGTGTCTATACCTCTTCTGTCCGCCACTTCCTGTATGCTATATCGGACAGCATAGGCATAAAAATCCTGTAAATCACCATTCAAACCCGACCGCATCCAATATTCGATGTAGTCGTTGGTACACTGGTCAACCTCCCAAGTGGCTTTATCAAGGGCATCGCTATACTCCACCAACCCTCCTAGAAGCCTCTAAACTTCGCCAGTGTTCCCATCTAAGCCTAGCAGTCTCTCTTTTTGCTGAAAGGATCTCGGATTCGTTGAAGGCTTTTAGATATTGCCTCTTGGCGTAAAGAACGTCTTTATCGACTTCTGAAGCCTGTTTCCGGGTTTCCCCTGTTCCTGTTTCGTTTAAGAATGCCTGGGCCATACGTTTCTTAATTAAAAATGCTTTCGCCTTGGCTGCTGTAATCGCGTTAGCGAACTCTTCGTCGGTTTCAGACAGGAAATCAAGGTGTTTTTCTGCTTCGTACTGGTTCACGATACGGTCAAAATCCCTTTATCAAGCAGTATGGCGACAGTGCGTACACAGCCCTCTAGCTCTCGTTCCCAGACCCAATTAGGGTCTAAGTCTGTGTTTACCCTGCCGTCAATAACATCATGGCAACGATTACAGGCATAACTGCCTATTGGCTTGCCTTTTGTACCCATCCCACCCCCTGTAATCCGTTTACTGGAGAGATGGGCAAACACCGTTGTTTCTGGATCATGGCAGCATCCCGGTAGTTCTATTTGACACTTCTCACCCCTCGCGCTGTTCATAACCTTCCGAATATCTGGCTTAGAAAGCTTGTTTAGTTTGGCTGAGAGAAGGTCCACGATTAGACTCTACAACTGTATTTAATAAAGTGCAAGCCGTGTCGGCTGAAACATACAAAAAAAAGTATTGTGTCCTTTACGAGCATCTGCTATTGTGGTAATTACCGACGCAATTTTAGTGGAGAAATATGAAAAGTGGACGATTTAAGCCTTAAATGCCACCTGATATCGGTGGTGAGATCGTTAAATAAGCCAAAAATTGGCAAACATTTAAAAGACAGGCTGGTGGTTGGAGTTTCTCTGACCGGGGAAATCCAGTTCTGCAATCCAGCGTTTGAAAAACTTGCTAATCAACCAATGGGTGAGTTAGTTGGCACTTCTTTTTTTGCACAGGCCGACGATGACATTGACAGGATTAAAGAACACCTCGCTATCGCTTTTGACACAGGTGTTTCGATAGATACAGGGTTGTTCTCAGGCAACAACAAGATCAAGTGGAAAATTGATCTTATCTCGCCCGGAGATGCCTATCTTCTTTGCTCCGGGGAGATCCTTTCTCGCGCAAACAGCGTTATCGGCTTTCCAGTGAAACAATCTTCAGCATAATAGAGTCTTCTAGTTCCTTATCTTCCGTGCAGAAAGCATAAGCGATATCCATCAGATTTACTTTCTGTTTTATGTTAGCTCGGGGAGCTAGACGCTCTGCTGCCGAGACTGCTTTGGTCAGACATTCCTTGTCGAGAACTCCGGAACCTTCTCTCCCGGTTGTTAGAAAGTCCAAACTGATTCCAAGCTGAGAGCAGAGTCGCATAGCATTCTCAAGCGTCATTTTGTGAGCGTTCTTGTTTTCCCAATGTGAACACGCGCCCCTTGTAGCATCTATTGCGCGGGACATTTCAGACTGTGACCAGCCCAGCTTATCCCGACTTTCCTTAATCCTCGCGGAAATCTCCGCAGCACGATCCTTAGTTATGTACGAACTTTTAGTTTTCATATTTTTTTTTAAATTTACTCTGGTGTCGGACAGATTGTACACCACAAATTTACCATGATTGGTAGGAATATCTTATATCAGCAGTTTTTTTTGCTTATACGTCCGATAGAACATACAATACAAAGATGGATGTACCGGGCGCAATAGAATTCACTGAACAGAAAGGTCTTAAAAAGCAGTGGTTTGGTGGGGGTAACTCCGAAAGTCGGACTCTTACGGTGTTGGTTGGAATGACGGCTCTAAAGTGGCAGTTGATGTTGGAAAAGACGCACTTATGCGTTTATATCACCGAATCTCCGGATAAATACGACTGGACCTTTACGGATGGACATGACATTTGGATACGTCCCTGCGGTTTTGTCCAACGGTCAACCATCAGAAAACTAGCAGACCAGGTTAAGCCGTATGCGGCGCGAATTCTTTATCACATGGAGGACGATTTGAAATGGAGTATTTGAGAATCGCAAATTGGGAGAAATATCAGCATTACAAGAACCGAAATCCACGATGGGTGAAGCTCTACATCGACATATTTAATCGCCCGAATTGGATAAGTTTGGACGATAAATCGAAGTTTCTCTTACTCATTTGCCTCGGAATTGGTGCGATTTGTGACGGGAAAATACCAAAATGTGCCAAAACTTTACAGAAAATTTCAAATTTGCGGAGGAAACCAGACATTAAACCACTGATAGATATAGGTTTCTTGATTCCGGATGCTAGCACGATGCTATACAGAGAAGAGAAGAGTAATAAAAAGAGAAGAGAAGAGGATAAAAAACCATTTAATGAATTAACAGAGGATGAATTATTTGAACTGAAAGCTATGCGTCAATACGAACTTGACAGGTCACGATCCCTTGATTCCTGATAGCTTGATTTTAAATAACGTGCCGTGGCGCGAATATTTGGAAGAGAACGTAACCGGCGACATACGACACCCCCACGATTACAAGGATGCCGCCCGTAGTTTTCTACAAGGCGAGGAAAACAGGGTAGGGGCAAGGCTTCCGTTCACTTGGGATAGTGAATTCCGCGTTCTGCCGAACTCTCTAACTCTCTGGAGCGGTATAAACGGACACGGGAAAAGCCTGATCACCCAACAGGCAGCACTTTTCTTCCTGAACGAACAGTTCTCCTCCCGACACGAAAAGATCCTGATCTGGTCGCCTGAACTTCCCCCGGAGGCCACGGTAGCTCGGATTCTCAAACAAGCGACTGGAATCGCCAATCCCACAGAAAAGTTCCAAGATGAGATATTCGATTTCATAGAGGATCGGCTGTACCTCTACGTCCGGGAACATAACGTCACGCCGAACGAACTGATTGGAATGATCCGCTTCGCGGTCCAAGAACTGAAAGTCACCACGATCATCCTCGACAGTCTGATGAAGGTCCGATTAACGGACAGATCCGACAACCTCAACCTCCACCAGAAGAACTTTTGCAACACCCTAGCCAACGAGTGCCGGGGATCAGGTTTAAGTATTTTTCTGGTCGTTCACTCCCGAAAACGGGAAAGTGAAAACCAACGTATAGGAAAGTTTGACGTTAAAGGCAGCGGGGATCTTGTGGACTTGTGCGACTGCTTGGTCGCAATTTCCAGAAACAAAAAGAAAGAAGCCTCCCAGACAATCGGAGACACGGATAGGGATGACGAGCCTGACGGGTGGGTTTCTGTGCAAAAAAACCGACACGGGGGAGTAGAGCCGACTTTTCCGGTCTGGTTCTTGCCTGGTCCTATGCAATTTGTCAAAAGTGACAGGGAGAGGCCGCTTTGTCTGACCGGACGTATCTAGAAGCTCCTGCTGGCTTGCCTGAATGGGCGTATTTAGAAAATGCCCCCAAATATCTTTTCGATTGGACGCATTTGAAAGATCACCCGCAATACGAGCTATATAAAAAAGCTCTAAATGTTCTGACAACCTTAAAAGGCGACACTCCGAACGCAATTATCAAATATTTTCACTGGATCGAAATCACCTGTGCCTACATTCAAAAGCAAAGAAGCCACTCCCTCCCAAAAGAAGGCGTTTTGGACATATTTGAAGAGGGAAAAGCCATCCTTCGCCCAAGTCCTGAAGGACGTAAAGAAAGTTTTTGGACCAGTTGAGATTGAGTACCGAGAAAAGGATCGTAGTTAGCTTGTTTGACCTTACGGGGAACTTTGTGCGCCCGTGGGCAGATAACGGCTTCGACTGTTTCGTTCTGGATGTGCAGCACAAGCTGGAAACGTCAAAAGTGCCATATATGAATAACGGCTCTATGCTGAAAGTGAATTGGGATCTATCTACACCCTGGTTGCCTCCTTTTGACCGGGACGATATCGCTTTCGTAGCTGCTTTCCCGCCTTGTGACCATCTGGCGGTTTCTGGCGCACGGTGGATGAAGGGTAAAGGTCTTAGGCGACTGTCCAACGCGATACAACTGTTCGCCTCTGCTGCTGAATTCTGTGAATGGTCTAAAGCTCCCTATTTCATAGAAAACCCCATGTCCACGATATCAACGTACTGGCGCAAGCCGGATCACACTTTCGACCCGTTTAATTACTCCCTGTTTGAACCGGAGGATCATTACACGAAAAAAACTTGTCTCTGGGTAGGGGGCGGGTTTGTCATGCCGCCAAAACAGCAGGGTGATTTCGGGGAGCCGGATGACCGAATTCACAAGGCTGCACCCGGCCCCGAAAGATCCAATTTTAGAAGCCAAACACCATTAGGGTTCGCACGGGCCGTTTATGAGTCCAACAGCACGAACAATTAAAAAACTGCGAGAGGAGGGTTGGATACCGGACGTTGTTGAACGGTGGATACCAGGGGCAAACATACGAAGGGACTTGTACGGTTTTATAGACGTTTTAGCAATAAAAGACACGGAGACAAAAGCGATCCAATGCACCAGCAAGGGAAATATGTCCTCACGGATACGAAAAATCGAAGATTCTGAGACTGTAGACGCAGTTAGGAAAGCGGGATGGTCTATAGAGGTCTGGGGATGGTTCAAAAAGGGCCGTTTCTGGGAAGTAAAAATCACGGATTGCAGCTAATTGGAAATACACACAAAGTGATTCGAGTAATGGGTGCATTTTTTGAGTTGTGGACGTTACAAAAAGTGTTTCCAGTAATGGCGACATATCGCCTCGGTTAAATATAGGTTTTTTTTTTGGAAATACTTAAATTGCTCCTTCCACAATGTTCAGACTTGTCACGGGTCCGAACTGGTGGAAAGCCGGAAATAACAAGCGAGGACGTATCCGCTGCCCTCGCACGGTTGCCTGTAGAAGCGAGTCTCTACGGGCGTTATTTAATCCTAGACGATCAGATAGCTCGGGATTTGTTAAACCGTATGCTGGTGGAGGTCTGTTTAAATTTGGGATTTGAAGGCGATTTAAGACGGCTCACGCAGCTTGTCAATTTAGGACTTTCCGAATCACACGGGCGAAACAAATGCCCACAATGTAAGGGCATCGGCAAACTAGGAATTCAAAAGTGCGAACACTGCCACGGGTCCGGGTTAAAAAGACCCACGGAGGCATCCCGCGCTCAAGCGTTGGGAATTGCACGGGGTAAGTTTAAAAAAACTTGGCAACACAGATACGAACAGATCGTTTTACCCGTTATTACCTATTTAGAAATGGAGCTTTCCGAACTGCGCCGATATTTGTAGCCGTGTGTAGTTGTTAGGTCACGGATATGATAAATTATTAGTACGATGAGAAAGTTGAGATAACCCGCTAACTGCGGGTTTTTTTGTGCCTCCAAGATTTCTGGATGCAATTACGGGCGATACATTTGACCTTGACATAGACCCGACGCTGGCGAACGAATACGGCTACAAGTTAGTGAAGGGTTCTCGCACGGCTAATATCACGGACAGTGAGTTTTACGGCGCACAAGATCCGGCGTGGCTGGAGCGGGAGAGATTAGAAAAAGAAGGAACCTTTTTTCACCACATAAAAAAAAGACCCGGTTAGACCGGGCCTTAGTGTGACTTTAAAACTTTCGTTTCAGACTTCGCCGCATTAATCCTCCGATTCGTAGCGGCTTAAATATTCACTGATTTCATCATCCAGCGTTTTTAGGATTGATTTATCCCAATCGGGATTAAATGGGCTTAACTTTTCCGGGATATTCGTCCACGGTTCGCCCCATATATCCCCGCCTTTAGGGTTATGTATACAATCAATGTCGTTTTCGTTAGGGTCTTTGACAAAAAGCCAGTTTCCCCTTAATCGACACCGGCCCGGACCTATAGGACGGCCCCATGCTTCGGAAATCCAATAAGCGGCTTGCTTAACGGTAAGTTTACTCATTCTTCTAGCTCCGGGAAAAGTGTAATTATAAGCCGCTCCAATACAGCGCAAAATGCGAACAGCGCAAGAGAAGGAATGGCGACTAACAGCAGCACTATTAAATTGCTAATCATTTGACATACCTCGTTTAATGAATCCGACGCTGGGGGCGTGACAATGCCCGTTGTGCTTTTCGTTCCAATTCCTTATGGAGGATCACAGACCGGTATTGCGGGCACTTGACCGAATAAGGGGCTTCCAGGATTTCTTCTAGAATCCGGCGTAGTTCTTTTTCACGGCTCATGGTGTCTCCTTTAGTCAACGGGAACGCAGACTTCGTATGGTTGGGAACGCATACATCTATCGGGTTTGTAATCCGGCGCGGGAACAAGACGAACAACCGTGCCACGGGGATCTCCTTGCCAATGAATACCGGCAATCCCGTCTATCGTCTCGACTAGTTTCTCTATCCGATTTCTTGCGCGGGTATCGCTTTTCTCTAAATGAGCGTGAAACCTTTCTTGCATCTCGGCTTCTTGTTCGGAGGTTAAGCTTCTCAGATAGCTTTGCGCGCTCGGTTCGTAATAGATGGGATGCCCGTTGCACTCCGCGACTGCGTTGTTTTGCACGGTCTGAGAATGTCGCGCAATTAAAGAACAAGTTTCGATATCGGCTGCAACGCCACGACTCGCGAGTGATTCGGCTAGTTGATAGCCTTTTAGTGTTTTTTTAGCCATTGTTTATCTCCGGCACTCTTCATAACCATCGAACCATGGACCATTAAGCCGGGTTATGCGTTTAAGGTGTGGACGGGTACAAGTGCTAGAGGATGTTTCCGGGTCGTTACAGTGGGCACGGGCCTCTTTTAGGGTTAGGCCCGTTTTAATGGTGCGATTGCCCCCGTTAAAATGCATCCGTATTATTTTGTACATGGTGTTTCTCCGCTATCAGGTCGGAATTGACCCGCATTAGCCCGCTCTGACCGGGCTAAAACTGATCAACTGCGGCAGGGCATCAAAATACCTATGTTTTCGCTGTTGTTCGTCACCTCGATTCCAGGATGATCCGAGAAGGTTAATTTGACCTTTCCGGCTTTACCGTCCTTCGATAACGCCGCCGCAAGATCATGTAATAGCTGGGCGTCGATCGTTGTCGTGAAGGTTTCTTTGCTATCAGAGATATTGTTAAGAATCTCGGCGGCATCTGGAAACTTGGTTTCTGGCCGCGGGAAACTCGGGCCGTGAGGTATAGCTAAACTACCGTTTGCGATAACTTGCGCTATCGGTTTAGGTGTAGCTCCATTACGGTTTTTTGCAACCGCTACCGCGGCGGTAATACTGTCCTGCGATATCGGACCGCTGGTGTCGCTATCATCTGTCACGACCTTTAAACGGGCAGCAATATGTCCGTTAGTAGCCCACAAATAACCTCTGTCCGCGTCCAGTTCGCAGTGGTGCAGCTGTACCCGGTGGTCTGATGGTTTTGAACAGACTTTTTTAAGAGTTTTTTCAGCTTTGTTGGGAATAATCATTTTCTCTCTCCGCTATTAAAATGTGTATTGGGCCGCTACTCCGGCCGCTTTTTTGTATCCGTTCCAAATTGCATTGGCGCGAAAATTTGAAATGCGGTATGCCTTCTCCGCAGCTGCGCCAGTAATGCCGTAATCGTCAGACAGTGAATCCAACGCCGCTTGCTTTTCGTTACCGCAAAAATCGCGCACGTTGATAATTTGATCCGTGATATCTGCAATCACGTTTTCTTCTATGTACATATTGTTTCTCCGCTATTCGGGCCTTATTGCCCGCGCTTGCCTACTCAGAGAATAGGCAAAAACGGACATTTATAAACGTCTCTAATTGGTTAATAAAACGGACAGTCAAAACGTAAAAATCTATTCAGCTATCCAAAAATGTTTAGCGATGAGACCATCTGGATATTCGCCGCAGCTTGCGTTATCCCGCGCTGAATCTAGCAATTCTGAAATACCGGATTCGCTATCTTCTCGGCGGGAAACAAAAACATCTGCGCCGTTATAAAAATCGTAATCGACCAGATCCCCGGTTTTACTTTCAAAAGCCGCTTCTATATGTGTGACATTTTCCGGCACGGCTAAACAGGACCAAGATTTTCTAAAATCGTCGATAAAGGTTTTTTCTATCGTAACGTGTTTAATCATTGCGCCGCCTCTATGGTGATCTGCGTGTTTTGATAAGTGACAATGATATTTTCAGCAGCCGGAAACACTTCGCCAATCTTTTTGCTATTTATATCTATAACCGGATGCAGCTTACCGCCTTTTGTTTTCTTGCTTACTTTGGTTTTGCCCTCAGGGTTTAAACGCAAAACGATCATTCCGTTAGATACTGCATTTACCCCCTGCACATAATCGGCGGTATATGTCGCGCCGGGAAGAAACCCAGCAGCAGACAAATATTCAGAGTGATCTAACCAGATACGTCTGTTGCCTCTATGTGTACCCAGCTTGAGGGTCTGAGTAGCTATAGCCATAGCCTCCATTTCAGATTCTATAAATTCGGCTAGTTGCTCGGAGTTATCCCACCACCGGTAATCAGCACCGATTTGTTGTTTAACTGCGCCTTCGCAATCAGACCGATAATCGCGATAGATTTTGGTGACTTGAACGAACTGTTTAATAGATGTAATTTCTTCTTTGAGGATGAAGTCGACTAAATCGGAGAAGTCGTAGGCTTCGACGTAGTAATCAAAGCCGGCGTTATAGACTTTTGGGATTTCGCAAAACTTCGTGATCTCGGACGCCAGCATTTTGTAATCTGTATCGGTCATTTTCTCTCTCTCCGTGTTGTTTACAGAAGGCGCCAAAATAGCAGAAAAAGACCGATTGCACAATATAACGGACAGTCTAATTGCATCAGGATTGCTAATTTTTTCGCCCGGAAAGATAAGGTTAAATCTAGATCAAACTAAGCTTCTAGCCTTCTATATATGTACAGGTATAGAGAGAGACATATAAGGACAGAGAACCGTCTATGGGGTACTTACAGTTTCGTCATATCCTGCGAGTTATGCGCCCTAATGAAGGTAAGCAGGAAACGTGTCCTGTGAAATTATGTCCTTCACACGCACACACACGGTCTTCCCAAGCTCGATAGTGCAGCTTATACACCTTGCTCCAGGAATAAGTAATCCCTGATGGCTCCTCTACGGGGAGTCACAGACACTGGGATATAAGGATAAACAGGGCATTGTCCCCGTAAATGTCCCCGGTAGGGGTCCGATTCGTGCATCCGGGCAGGGGGGGGCGACCCCCTCGCGTAAAAATAAATACACACATATGTCCTGCCCACTCACTGGGGGGGGAAAATACCCTTTATAAGTGATTGCTAATTTTATGATCAGAACAGAAAAACAGCAGAAGTTTGTAGAGTTCTACGTTATGACGGGGAACGCTAAAAAATCAGCGATTATGGCTGGGTATTCGGCAGCTACGGCAGAGGTAAATGGGCCTAAATTGCGGAAGCAGTTGTCTGCTGAAATAGACCAGGAAACGAGGACGGCGATAGCACATCATGCGGCAACGTCTGTTAAAAACCTGGTGGATCTGGCAAACAGTGCAGAGTCAGAAACCGTGAGATTACAGGCGAATAAGGACATTCTGGACCGTGCGGGGTACAAGCCTACGGACAGGGTGGAACAGACCGTTACTTATGATGACAAGTCTACGGAAGAGCTTGTAGCTGAATTAAATGACCTGATGGGGGATCAACGGTTGCAGTGAATGGTTCCATTATGCCGTTCTGGTGGCAACGGGCGATGGGTCAGACCCAATCCCCATATATAAACCAGATGTACCTTGAGCATCCTGAAACCGGGTATCCGCAGACGATCTACAGCGCAACTCACCCGACGGGGGATATCAGCACTCCTCCGTACCAATACACGCCAGGGGAAAATACGGAAGCCATTATGTACCCCCAAATCCGGTTACGCTCACCGGGGTTTCTGGAAAGGCTTGGAGAAGAACAAGCATATCGGGAGGCAATGCAGAAACAGGACTATCTGACATTCCCGACACTGTGGGATGCCAATACCTACGCCGAGAACTTTAGCAAGGGTATTAAGCGAAAGAAGAAGAAAAAAGAGTGAACCTCGCAGAAGTAAATAGAGCGGTAGAAATAGCGAGGGTTATAAAAAATCGGGAGAGGTTTGAAAGACTCTACGCTTACGACCCTTATCCCTACCAGCAGAGATTCCATGAGACTGGAAGCCAAGCTAACCAACGGTTACTCATGGCTGCTAACAGAATTGGAAAATCCTTCTGTGGGGCTATGGAGATGGCCTATCACCTTACCGGCATATATCCGGACTGGTGGAAGGGGAGAGTTTATAAACGTCCGATAACCGCGTGGTGTGGTGGAGTAAGTAACGAAACCACCAGGGATATCGTACAGGCAGAACTTTTAGGTTCTCCGGATGACCCAGAGGCATGGGGTACAGGTTCTATCCCGAAAGACTGTTTAGTAAAAAGCGAAAGAAAACCCGGAGTCCCAAACGCCAAATCCGTCGTACTGGTGAAACATAAGTCCGGTAGTAACTCTTCTCTCTTTTTTAAAGCCTATGAGATGGGGGTGGAGAAATGGCAAGGGAGATCTGTAGATTGCATTTGGCTAGATGAGGAGCCGAGTAGGGAGCTTTATTCCCAAGCTGTCACTCGTACTTTAGATAGACGGGGGATGGTGTATATGACCTTCACCCCGGAGCAGGGGATGACGGAGACAGTTGCGGGGTTTATGAACAACCTCCAACCCGGACAGTCTCTGGATAACGCTACTTGGGATGATGCGTCCGAAAGGATAACCACTAAGAATGGTAATCCGGGGCATTTGGACGAAAACATTATGGCCCAGATTCTCTCTGCTTACTCTCCCCATGAGAGGGAGATGCGGAAGAACGGAAGACCCTCTATCGGAAGTGGTCTTGTCTTCCCGGTAAATGAATCTGAATTGATTGTAGAACCCTTTTCCATACCTGAGTCTTGGCCCCGCATAGCGGCGATAGATTTTGGCTGGGATCACCCTACGGCTGTCGTATGGGTGGCGTGGGACAGGGACGAAGACTGCGTATACGTTTATGACACCTATCGACAAAGCAAAGCCCCGCCACACGTTCATGCGGCAACAATTAACACAAGAGGTCCGTGGAATATCGTCTGGCCTCACGATGGTCACAGAAAAGACTCGATGGGCAATCCGGGCCTTGCGGAGCAGTATCGGACGCTAGGCTGCAACTTACTCCCGTTTCATTTTGAAAACCCTCCTGCTTTGGGAGAGAAGAAGGGGGGTAACTCCATAGAAGTCGGCATTATGGATATGTTGCAAAGGATGGAAAAAGAACAATTTAAGGTATTCGCCCCCCTTGTAGATTGGTGGGAGGAATTCAGGATGTATCACAGAAAAGAGGGAAAGATCGTACCGCTACGGGATGATCTTATGTCTAGCACTCGTTATGCAGTCATGTCCCTCAGATTCGCAACACAAGGAAAAGACCCGATTTGGGACGAGGATATTAAGTACCCACAGCTAGGAATAATATGAATCAGGGAAGAATTTTAGAGGACGACGAGGATTTTTATGTTGGAGGACTCGCCCCATCTTTCATGCCGGAATCGGGGTATGAATATATAGCTGGTGTATCCGGGTGGCCCCGTCCCATTACGCCTGGTTTGCTGAGTAAGCCAACAGTACCAACAACAGGACAACAGCCTCCTCCTAAGTCTCCTGTAACTGGTCAAACTTCTCCCACTGTCCCTGTAAAAACTGATCCGGGAACTACTAAGGGACCGCCCTCAACCGGCAATGCGGCTTTAGCAAGTGTTCTTTTCCCAATGGAACCCCATAAACCGTGGGGTGGATTACCTGCAAGGAGTGTGCGATTAAGTCCTACATCCGCATTTATCCAAGATTACTGGACTCCTTCTGCCGACGCCGATCCGAATATGGCGAGATTCAATTTTGAAAAGGGTGGTTACGGTTTCTCAACCGGCCCTGATGCGGGATCAGGTAGAGAGGTAAGGCTTGCTAACCAGGGAATATTTGTAGATAACACGGCAAGAGATTATCTCGCTTTAGGAGGCTCAGATTGGTGGGCCGACGCTAAAAATGACCCACATTATTCTCCGATTGATCTTGACGCTGCTTCAGGTTCATACACTTACGCTGATTTACCGACAGAGAGCAAGTATTACGATCCTGTAACGAAGGATTGGACTAAAACTTGGGAAGAAGCTGCACAAGAGGCTGCCGATCAGTACGCCAAAGATATAGCGGTTTACGATAAAAAATATTCGGAGTATGTGGATCAAATGTCGGACTATACAGATTACTTAGAGAGTTTAGGTTACTCAACCTACAGTGATGATTTTGGTCCGGCTGAACTTTCAAAAATGCCAGAAGGTTACGGCCTTATTCCCAAATCTGTTGACCCGGCACTGTAATGGAAACCGCGTATGGATGAACTGAAAGCAAGAATAGACTCTGAGATAACGCAAGCTCTCGGTTTTGACGATGAAATTTCTGACCAGCGCAGACTTGCGATGGAGTATTACTACGGGCTTCCGTTCGGTAACGAGGTAGATGGCCGTTCTCAGATCGTAGACACCACCGTTGCAGATACGGTTGAGTGGATTAAACCTTCTCTTATGAGAGTGTTTGCTTCTGGTGACAGGATTGTGGAATTTCATCCTACAGGTCCAGAGGATGTTGCTTCAGCGGAACAGGCTTCGGACTATGTTAATCATATCTTCAATAAAGATAATCCAGGATTTGAGATCCTGTATTCGTGGTTTACGGACGCACTTCTCCAAAAGAATGGCATCGTAAAGTGCTGGTGGGATGAAACAGACGAAAACGACAGGGAAACGTATACAGATTTAACTGATCTTGAATTAGAAGCCCTTATTGCGCCTGAATCTGTCGAAGTTCTAGAACATACCGAAAATACGGAAGGTCTGGAAGTTACGCATGACGTAGTTATCACCCGTAAAGTCTTATCGGGAAGGGTCAAAATAGAAAACGTCCCGCCGGAAGAGTTTTTAATCTCTCGGGAAGCGAAAAGTATTCCAGATGCACGATTCGTCTGTCATCGCAGCCGTAAGACCTTCTCCGAACTTCGAGAAATGGGTTACGAGTTTGACGAAGACGAAATAGGTAGCAGTAACCACGAATACTCTTCTGAAAGGCTGGCAAGGTTTGAGTTTGACGATTCTTCCCAGATTGGCCGAGACAGTGTAGAAAAAGCACTGCAAGAGGTTTGGGTTTACGAAAGTTACTTAAAGTCTGACCAAGACGATGATGGTATTGCGGAACTGTTGCGTGTTGTTACCGCAGGGAATGTGATTCTCGACCAAGATCCTGTTGACCGAGTACCTTTCGCCACTCTTACCCCCATAAAAATCCCGCACAAGTTCTTCGGGATGTCTATGGCAGATCTGACTATGACGCTGCAACTCCAGAAAAGCACGTTACAAAGATCGCTTCTAGACAATATGTATATGCAGAACCACGGGCGTTATGCAGTCATGGAAGGTCAAGTGAATCTGGACGATCTTTTATCAAGTCGCCCAGGGGGAATTGTCAGAACAAAAACCCCCAACGCTGTGACACCTTTGCCGACACCTCCGCTACAGCCGTATGTGTTTGAAACACTCAAATACCTAGACGGCATACGAGAGGAACGCTCTGGGATGACGAAATACTCCCAAGGTCTGAACGAGGGAACTCTTACCTCTCACACTACGGCAAGCGCAGTCTCACAAACGATGACGGCAGCGCAACAGCGTGTAGAACTTATCGCACGTTGCTTTGCGGAAACGGGAGTGAAAGATCTCATGCGGATGATTTACGAACTTGTCCAGAAGAATCAGGACAAGTCCAGAATCGTCAAGCTGAGAAACGAGTTTGTCCCTGTTCGTCCAGATATGTGGCGAGACAAGATGGATTGCACCGTATCTGTTGGGTTGGGCCATAGCAACCGCGACCAACAGCTTATGCACATTTCTAGCCTTATGCAGTTCGCCGCCCAAGCTATGAAAGGAGGACTGTCCATTATCAACGAACAGAATCTCTACAACTTGAGCGCGGAGATGATCAAGAACATGGGCTTCAAGAATGTGGATGACTTCTTGACCAAGCCTAATCCTACCGATAAAGAACCCGGACCTAGAGAGCAGATGGCTCAAGCCGAGATGCAACTCAAGAAAGGCGAACTAGATGTAAAGGTAGCAGAGACACAGATCAAGCAACAGAAACTGCAACTGGAAGCTCAGAAGATGCAGCAAGACAACGCGCTTAAAGTTGCGGAACTCCAACTAGAAGCGGTACAAAACAGACCCGTAGGAATCGGCTAATGGCATACAAATACAAAAAACCAAAACCCCCAAAACGGAAATAAAAATGGGTGCAAAACAGAAACATTACTTGCCTGATGGCATTTTGTTTAAAGGCAAGTCTCATAAGATGGCAAACGGAGTTTTGCACTCTGGGGTAACGCATACTGCGTCTAGCAAAGTGTTAAAGCACTATGGACAGCTATCCAAAAAAGCACAGGCAAAAGCTAGGACTCAGTGGTCTTGAACGAAGAACAACGCGCGAATAACGCCAAACGGATTCTTGACGATCCCCTAGTTCAAGAAGCGTTTGACACCCTACGACAAGAATTTTTGGACAGGTGGGAAAACTCACCGGCCCAGGATACGGATGCAAGGGAAACCTTGTGGCTAGGATTAAAGATCCTTTCACGGCTTCAAGTCCATTTTGAATCACTTATCGCAAGTGGTCAGATGGCTAAAGCACAAAGAGATTCTAAGATCCTATTTTAGAAAACTACCTACAAGGATGTAGGGGAGGGCCATTCGGCCCTCTTTTTCATGGAGCTAATTGTGGACACTCAAGCAGAACCCACAGGCACGATTGCGGAAGCGCAAACGGCCATTCTCGGACTAATGGACTCGCAAGAAACCCCGGAAGTTGAGGAGGTCGAACCTTCAGAAACGGAAATCCCGTTTGAAGCGTCAGAGGAAACTGAGGAAGAAGGCGAAGAGCTTGAAGCCGAAGAAGAATTTGAGGATGAAGTTACCGAAGACGAGGAAGCAGAATTCCTATTTGAAGTTGATGGACAGGAACTCTCTGCTGACGAACTCAGGAAAGGCTATTTACGCCAAAGTGACTACACCAAAAAAACGCAGTCTCTTTCAGAACAACGCAAGGAGATGGAGAATCTTACCCAACAGTATGGTTCTCAACTCCAACAGATTCAGGCAGAGAGACAACAGTACATCCAGCACTTGCAAGCCCTTTCCGAAAATCAAGACACTACGAAGTTTAATATTGATTGGGAAAGGTTACGCTTGGAAGATCCCCTAGAGTACGTCACAAAAAGGCAAGAGGTTCAGGAAGCCAAAGAAAAGGCTGAAGAATTCAAGACTAGAGCGAAACAAGCTAACGCAAGGACAGCGGCTGAAGAAGAACAGAAGTGGGCCAAGGTAGTAGAGGATGAGAAGATAAAACTTCTCGCTGCTCTACCGGAATGGGGCGAACCAGACTCCCAGAGGCAGCTTGCAACGGAACTCAGATCGTATGCCCAAACCCAAGGCTATCAAGAACTTGAAATCGACTCTCTTGCTGATCACCGTTCGTTTCTGATGTTACGCAAGGCCATGCTGTACGACCAGATGCAGAACGCGAACCCGAAAGCAAAAAAGCTCAAAGGTAAACCCAAAGTGATCCGTGCCGGAAAAGGGGCATCCAGAACGCGAGAGCAAAGAGATGCACTTAAAACCAAACGTAACCAACTTAAAAACACGGGCCACGTCAGAGATGCGGCCAAGGTTTTTGAGGATTTCATTTAGGAGTTAAATAATGGCAGTTCCAACAAATACCCGTGAGGTACATAGTGCCATCGGGGTACGCGAGAACTTGGCAAATGTTATCTACGACATTTCGCCTACCACGACTCCATTTCTGACAGGATGTGGCCGCGACTCTGCGGATAATGTTCTGTTTGAATGGCAGACTGATACTCTCGCAGCAGCCGCCGCGAATCGTCACGCTGAAGGTGATGACTCAACGGCAGCAGCTATCGTAGAAACCACCCGCCTGACGAACCTAACGCAAATTTCGAAAGAAACTGTGTCAATCTCAGGAACCGCAGAATCGGTCAATTTCGCCGGAAAATCCCGGAGTGAAGTTGCCTATCATATGGCCCGTGCCGCGCAGACACTAAAGCGTGATATGGAAAAGATGTTGATGGATAACGTCGCCAAAGCTGCTGGTTCTTCTGGTTCTGCTCGTTCAACCGCTGGTCTAGGGTCTTGGGTGGCTTCCAACTATCACTCGCTAGGTACGTCTTCGGTAGGTACGGCAAGTGCCGGAACCGGAACTAACACCGCGACTGCTGCTGGTACTCCCGGCGCAATCACGGAAGCCGGTATGAAAACGGTAATCCGCGAGTGTTTCGATAATGGTGGTGAGCCTGACACCATTATGGTCGGCGCTTTTAACAAACAGGCAATCTCTGATCTCACACAGTCAGTTTCGTCACTGAGTACCGCTGCCGATAAGGTAGCCCCGGCTCATGTTGTAGCTTCTGTTGATGTCTATGTTTCGGATTTTGGAACCATGAAAATTGTTCCCAATCGTTTTCAACGAGCGGGTGACTGTTGGTTCTTGGATTTCGACTACTGGACAGTCTGCTACTTGCGTGATTTCAAAACTGAAGATCTTGCAAAAACGGGTGATAGCCAGAAAAAGCATATCCTCGCTGAGTACGGTCTGAAGTCGAAAAACCAGAAAGCCTCCGGTTTCCTGGCTGACCTCACTACTTCCTAATAGGAAGTAAAACCGGGAGAGGGGGCTTCGGCCCCCTTTTCTTTTGCGCCCCCATTAGGGGGCTTTTTTTATGGCTAAGAAAAAGAAATCTAAAGACTTCCAAAAGGTTCTTGAAAAGGAATTTGAAAAAGCGGAACAAGAGCGCAAGGAACGTGAACTCTGGACAAAACCTGGCCCCCGTGAAGTGGGCGGTATGAAACGGTACTGGACAAATGGATAGAAAACCTCTTGAGCGTGTATCTCAGATATATACGGATTGGATAGATGAACCAGATGGAACGGTCACTATCGAAACGTACCAAGATGCTGGACCGATAATCGAGGCAAACAAACGCCGGTACAACGATCACGGCGATCTACGAACCCCCGGAAAACTCAACTATGACGGATTCGGTCACAAAGCGGCTTCCATTCCGATGACTGTATGGCAGCAATGGGTAAAAGAAGATCCGGAAATTGTCGATAACCCGAAATTGGTTCTCAGGAAACTCAACGATCCTGAGTTTCGTTACTTTAAAACCACCCCTTTAAGGCTTTAACTATGTATAGACGCGATGATTCTGGTGCATACAACAAATGGGATGTGCAAAGCGCAGTAACAGTAGGTGCTGCTGCCTCTGCGACAGACGTATCGGGAGCCAAGTTACTTGGCATCCATACGGACGGAGAAATCTACTTTAACTTCTCCACCGCATCCGTAGCTGCTGTAAGCACCGCAAATGACCTCAAGCTCGGCTCTGGACTTACGTTTATCAACGTACCCCGGAATATGTCAGTCACTAACCCTGCTGCGTACATTCATGCACAGAGAGTAGGTTCTTCTGATGTAACCATGAGACTTGTCGTTCTCTAATGGCAATAAATTCCTACGCCAACCTCAAGACGGCTCTTGCCAACTGGTTAGACAGATCTGATCTGACTTCTCGGGTGGATGAGTTTATAGAACTGGCAGAGGCACGATTTGCAGATGAAATTCGTATCCGCGCTATGGAAACCGCTGCGACCCAGGTTTTAACTCCCGGAACTCGCAGCTACGCACTTCCCACAGGTTACTTACAGGGAAGAAACTTTCAGATAACCACAGATCCTATTACGGCGTTGGAATACATCACGCCAGAGATTATGGATCGTATCTGGGCGGGGAGTGCAACGGGAAGGCCGAGAACTTACACCATTATTGGTGACAACTACCATCTTGGCCCTTCGCCAGATAATGCAGATACCGTGAAGATTACCTACTACAAGGAATTTACTCCCTTATCTGGGAGTGCGACAACTAACTGGGTCATCCTCAACAGGCCAAACCTTTATCTGTACGCCTGTCTTTTGGAGGCTGCACCTTTTCTTGGAAACCCGGAAGAAGCTTCAGTCTGGGCAAGGTATTACTCGGAAGCCCTTGAAAGACTCCATGAGGCAGACGCAAGAGATCGTTTCTCCGGATCTGCCCTGACTATTAGAACAACGGCGGGGAACCCGTAATGTTAAGCAATTTTTTAATTTCGCAAAGTGGTGGTGTTGCAGACGATTCTGTAACAAGTGACAAAATTCTCGACGGAGAAATCGTTAATGCAGACGTAAATGCAAGCGCGGCGATTGTAACTTCCAAATTGGCTGACAACGCTAACTTTGGACTTAAAAACGCTGTTGGAACTTGGACTGCAGGACAGCGTGGCGAGATTACAGCGTTAACTTCAGCAACAACTATTACCATTGATATGGCTAATAGTAATAACTTTAGTGTAACACTTGCTCATAATGCGGCATTTGCAAATCCATCAAATGACACAGCAGGACAGAGCGGCAGCATCTTTATCACTCAGGATGGCACTGGGTCGAGGACGGCTTCGTGGGGAACTGACTGGGACTTTGCAGGAGGTACTGCACCAACTCTAACAACCACAGCCGCCGCTGT